CTGAATTAACTACAACACCTATAAACGTAGGCTTAAGAGTTCCCAGAGGTGCTTATAGTCCCGGAAGCAGAAAGACAAAAAACTACGCTGAAGAAGAGCCACAGGCTATGAAAAAGGGTGGGCTGGTAAAGAAGAAAACAACAACGAAGAAGAAGAAATAATGCCAACAAAAGACGCAAGTAAATTTACAACAGAATCAATTAATGTAACAGCTACAGCAGCTGATGCTAGTGCTCAGTTGTTGTATACGTGTCCTACTAATTTTTCTGCTGTTGTCACTTTTTTACTTGTGTCTTCTGGCTCAGTACATAACAAAGATATTTCTATACAATTTTATCACCAAGTACAAGCCGCTTATAAATATATGTTAAGAACATATAGAATGGGTTCTAATAGTGTTTTTGTTTTAACAAACACACCCTCTTTGTCATTGCATCAAGGCGACAAACTAGTTTGTTTTACAGACAGTACAGGCAACTTTGATGTCACTATTTCTGTAGAAGAATATTTTGATCCAGTAAGAAAACTGTAACTATCTGGAGTGGCTATGTTTCTAATAGAATTTATGCTTTGTTTTCCTATGCAGCCATGTATCCCTGTAGTGGATAGGCCAAGAACAAAGCATGAAACTATAGAAGCGTGTTTGCAATTGGCTTATTATAAATCTCTAGAACTTGAGATGATGAATAAACAGTTGAATCCAGAAGTACAGTTTAGATGTGTCAAAGAAGAACAACAATCAGAAGTGTATAAAAATATCTAAGGAAAGATAATGGCTAAAGAACTAACAGAACAACATAAGAAGTTTCTTGAAGTGTTATTCACTGAAGCTGCTGGAGACATCACCACAGCCAAAAACTTAGCTGGTTTTTCCAGAGGCTATAGCACACGGCTTTTAACAAACCATCTCAAAGAAGAAATCATTGAAGCCACCCAACTATACATTGCTATGAATGCCCCAAGAGCGGCTGTGGCTATGGTGGGTGGTATTAATTCACCAACAGAACTAGGCATCAAAGATAAACTAAACGCAGCCAAAGACTTGTTAGACAGGGCTGGCTTTGTTAAGACAGACAAAGTGCAGGTGGAGTCTAGTGGTGGTGTTATGATATTGCCTGCTAAGGAAAAGCAGATAGATGACTGATAGGGGTATAGGCAAGTGGATATTGCCACAGCCTGACATAAAGAAAAAAAAGTATATAGACATTCCAAAACTTGGTCGCACAGTACCTTTTGGTTATAAGCTTAGTGAAGAAGAAGATGGGTGGCTTACACCAATACCTTCTGAGTTAGAAGCATTAGAAAAGGCTAAGAAGTATTTAAAGCAATACAGCTTAACGAAAGTGGCAGCTTGGCTTTCAACAGCAACTGGTAGATATATTGGCCCATCCTCTTTGGAAGCTAGAATAAAGAATGAACAGTCCCAAAAAAGAAGATCTACAACATATCGTCTCCTCGCCAACAGGTACAAAGAAGCCCTTGAGAAAGCAGAGAAGTACGAAAGAAGAGTTGGCTGCACAGAAGATAGCTACTTCGCAACAGAACACTACAGAAAAATTAGAGACAGTTTCTACAAAACTGAAAAGTGAAGAAGAATATCAGAACATAGTTTTTAAACCTAATGCAGGGCCACAGTCTGTTTTCTTGGCTTCAGCAGAAAGGGAAGTGTTATACGGGGGTGCTGCTGGTGGTGGTAAAAGTTATGCCATGTTAGCAGACCCTCTTAGATATTTTGGGCATCCACAATTTTCAGGACTATTGTTACGCCACACCACTGAGGAACTTAGGGAACTTATCTGGAAGAGCCAAGAGATATATCCCAAAATATATCCCAATATTAAGTGGAGTGAGAGGAAGATGCAATGGCAAGCTCCTAGTGGAGCTAGGCTTTGGATGTCTTACCTTGACAGAGATGAAGACGTATTGAGATATCAGGGCTTGGCCTTTAGTTGGATTGGTTTTGATGAGCTAACGCAGTGGCATACACCGTTTGCTTGGAACTATATGCGTTCTCGCTTACGTACTCCTGCCTCAGACCTTCAGATTTTTATGAGAGCTACAACGAATCCGGGTGGGCCGGGTCATTCTTGGGTTAAGAAGATGTTTATTGACCCTGCTCCTTCTGGAAAGTCCTTCTGGGCTACAGACATTGAGACAGGAAAGACCCTGTCATACCCAACAGGACACAGTAGAGAGGGTCAGCCCCTATTTAAAAGGCGGTTTATTCCTGCAATGTTGTCGGATAACCCCTATTTGGCTGATGGTGGTGACTATGAAACCATGTTGTTGTCCTTGCCGGAACACCAACGTAAGCAATTGCTTGAAGGAAATTGGGATGTAGCAGAAGGAGCAGCGTTTCCTGAGTTTAACAGGGCTATTCATGTGGTAAATAGCTTTGATATTCCAAAAAACTGGACAAAGTTCAGGGCTTGTGACTACGGATATGGTAGTTTTAGTGCTGTTGTGTGGTTTGCTGTCACCCCAAGTGAGCAACTAGTGATATATAGAGAGCTTTATGTTAGCAAAGTGCTAGCTAAAGACCTTGCCCACATGATATTGAGGGCTGAAGAGCACGATGGTGGTATTAGATACGGTGTTTTGGACAGTAGTTGCTGGCATAAACGTGGAGACACAGGGCCTTCACTAGCTGAACAGATGATTATGGAGGGCTGTAGATGGAGGCCATCAGATAGAAGTGCTGGTAGTAGAGTGTCAGGCAAGAACGAACTACATCGAAGACTTCAACTTGACCCATTTACAGAACAACCAAGAATGGTTATAACAAGCAACTGTACAAACACTATTGCTCAGCTTCCTATCATCCAACTGGATAAGAAGAAGCCAGAGGACGTAGACACAAAGGGTGAAGACCATTTATTTGATGCTATTAGATATGGCGTTATGAGTAGACCACGCAGCAGTGTATTTGATTATAATCCAGCGTCTTCTAAGTCTTCTGGGGCTAGAATTGCTGACCCATTATTTGGATATTAAGGAACAACATGGCACAGAATAAACCAATGCTTGGGGATAAAACTCTAGCTTTAGAAGACGTAAAGAATATAGATGAAGAAGGCTTCTCTGGCGACAGTTTAATTACGTATATACAAGAACGATATACAAGGTCAGAGGAAAGCAGACGGGCAGATGAGAGTCGTTGGCTACGTGCTTATAGAAACTACAGAGGCATCTATGGCCCTGATGTTCAATTCACAGAAACTGAAAAGTCTCGTGTCTTTATTAAAGTTACTAAGACAAAAACGCTAGCTGCCTATAGTCAAATTGCAGAAGTGTTGTTCTCTAATAATAAATTCCCTCTCAGTGTAGATCCAACAGTGTTGCCAGACGGTGTGTTGGCTGATGTGCATTCAGATCCTAAAGAGATGGCTGCTGGTGCTGCTCCTGCTATGCCAACTGAAATTCCTTTTGGTGAGAACAGTGCAAACATTCCAAAAGGTTTTGACTTAGATACTCTTGAACAAATGTTGGGGTCTATGAAAGACGATCTTAAAGACCTGCCTAATTTAAAAGCAGGGCCGGGTGTCACTCCTTCTTCTATGACGTTTAGTCCTGCCACTGTTGCAGCTAAGAAGATGGAAAAGAAAATACATGACCAGCTTGATGAGACAGGTGCTTCTAAGCATTTAAGATCTACAGCTTTTGAGATGGCTTTGTTTGGCACTGGTGTTATGAAAGGCCCTTTTGCTGTTAACAAAGAATATGCTAGTTGGGATGAAACTGGTTCATATAAGCCATTGATTAAAACTGTACCAGAAGCTTCTCATGTTTCCCTTTGGAACTTCTATTGGGATCCAGACGCAACTAACACTGATGAGTGTCAGTATGTTATTGAACGTCATAAGATGAGCCGCACTCAGCTTAGAGGGTTGAAGAAGCGTCCTCACTTCAGAGAGAATGTGATTGATCAAATCATAGCTGAAGGCGAAGGCTACATTAAAAAATATTGGGAAGATGACCTCAGAGACTACACACCAAACTTTGGTGTTGAACGCTTTGAAGTGTTGGAGTATTGGGGCAATGTAGACCTTGATCTCCTTGAAGAGAACGATATTACTGTTCCAGAAGATATGATGGATGCTGGCGAACTGCAAGCAAACATTTGGTTCTGTAATGGAAAGATTTTGAGACTTGTTCTCAATCCGTTTAAGCCAGCAAAGATACCCTATTATGCTGTGCCATATGAACTAAACCCCTAC